TTCTCTGGTCGCCCTCTCGTACATGGAAAGAAGTCCGTTGGGTCGCGCGTCGTGTGTATATGGATCGCAAGGAGTTCACCAAGCGATTCGGCGCAGCGAAGGCTGGTCTCGTTTCGTGGACAAGCCGCCCCTCCAAAGAGAAGAGCGACCGCGTTACGCCTGAAAATCTGGCGGTCAAGAAGACCGAAGTATTTGAGATATGGGATAAGCCAACGCGCACCGTCGTCTTTCTGAGCCGGAGCTGCTCGTATCTTCTGGAAACCACCGGCGACCCGCTGGAAATCCACGGTTTCTTCCCCTGCCCGCCCCCGCTGCGGGCGACAACGACCACCAGTTCAACGGTGCCGAAGGCCGACTACCTGATGGTGCAGAGCCAGTACCGGCGGCTGGACAATTTGACCCTTCGCATCGGTATGTTGGAAGACGCGATTCAAGCAAGCGGCGTCTACGACAAGTCAAACAAGGAGCTGAGCCAGCTTCTCAGCGGCAACATGAACAAAATGATCCCGGTGGACAATTGGGCGATGTTCGCCGAGAAAGGAGGTATCAAGGGAGTCGTAGATTGGTTCCCGCTGGACATGATCGTCGGTGCGCTGGACAAATTGCGCGAATTGAAGGGCGATGCCAAGACGGAACTCTACGAACTGACTGGAATTTCCGACATAATGCGCGGCACGAGCGCTCCGCGTGAAACGGCGACCGCGCAAGGGCTGAAAGCTCAGTACTCCAGCGTCCGCCTTCAGTTCGTGCAGGGTGAAGTGGCTAAATTCGTGCAGGCAACGCTCCGCATCAAGGCGGACATCATCTGCAAGCACTTTCAGCCGGAAAATATCATCAAAAACAGCATGATCGACCTTACGCCGGACGCAGAGATGGCCCCGGCAGCAGTCGCGCTCCTGAAAGACACCTGGGAACGCCATTATCGCGTGGTTATCTACGCCGATACGCTTTCCATTCCGGATTACAATGCCGAGCGGCAAGGGCGCACGGAATTCATCACCGCGATGGGCCAGTATATCAGCCAAGTCATCCCGCTGGTGCAGATGGAGCCGGGGGCAACGCCGTTCCTCATGCAAATCCTCCAGTGGGGTGTCGCCAGCTTCCGCAGCGCGCAATCCATTGAGGGCGTGTTCAATAAAGCCCTCACGGAGATGACCAAAGCCCTGATGCAGCCGAAACCTCCGGCCCCGCCTGATCCCAAGCTGATAGCGGCTAACGCCAAGATTCAAGGGGATGCGGCGAAGGCCCAGCAGACTGCCGCGCACGACCAGCAGAAGTTCCAGCAAGCTATGGTGCTGGAGCAGCAGAAAGCGACGAATTCCCAGCAGATTGAGGTGATTCAAGCGCAGGCCGACATCGCTGCTGATCAAGGGAAGCAGCAGGCCGCCACCACCAAGATGATCGCTGACGCGGTCGCTGCCGCGCTGACCCATCAGGCGGATTTGGTGAAAGCCGACGAGAAACATCGGCAAGCGATGGTGCATACGCAGGAGAAACACGCCGTCGCACTTCGCAACACACCGAAGAAGGAGAAAGTCAAATGAGCGGACGCAGACGCTATATCGCTGTGGGGAACAAGTGGGTGGAGGTCTCCAACGATTACACTCCTGAACCGCCGGATCGGCAAAACCTGTTGTGGAATGACCGGCAGTACCAGGATATGAACGACCCTCGTTTCAACAGCCGTGAGTCGCATCGTGAATATATGCGGCGCAATGGCTTGACCACCGCCGACGACTTCACTAACGAGTGGGCTACAGCGGCCAAGAAGCGGGCCGAGTTTTTTCAAGGAATCGACCCTAACCGGGGTCGTGATTTAGCAAGAGCAGCAGAACGAGTCCAGCAGGGCTACCGCCCGCGCAGACTTCCCGAAGACGTTTAACAAGGAACCATCATGGAAGAAATCGAAGGCCAAGAAACGCAAGCCGAACCCAGTTTGCGGGATTCCCTCATTGCCGCTACCGAAGCGGTTGAAACCCCGCCCGCAGACGAGACCCCACCGTCTCCTGCGGATGAAACCCCGCCTGCGGAACCTAGGTCGGAGACCAAGGGCGCAGCGCAAGAAGAAAAACAGGGCCTCCAACGGGATGGCAAGGGTAAATTCCAGAAGAAAGAGGGCGAACAGCCGCCGCCTGTGGAAGACGCTACCCAGCTTCCCAAAGGGCGTGCCCCGAGTTCGTGGCGTCCGGCTCTGCGGGAGAAGTGGACAGCTCTGCCCACAGAAGTCCAGCAGGAAGTCCTTAAGCGCGAAAAGGAAATCAGCCAAGGCTTCAACGAAATCGGCGAGGTCAAGAAGTTCCGCGACACCTTCATGCAGACCATCAATCCCTACAGCCACATCTTCCAGGCTGAGGGCGGCCAGCCGCTGAAGACCATCAACGATCTGCTGCAAACGGCGAATACTTTGTACTCCGGTGCGCCCATGCAGAAGGCTCAAACGGTCGCAAGCATGATCAAGAATTTCGGCATCGATATTCAGATGCTGGACAACCTACTGTCGGGACAGGCCCCGGCGCAGGGTGGGCAGCAGGGCGGCCAAAGTGCGATGGGCGGCCCAGACGTGTCCAGACTTGTTCAACAGGCGGTTCAACAGGCACTTGCCCCCATGCTACAGGGGCAGCAGGCTCAGGCACAACAACAAGAGCAGGATGCTCAATCTGCCATCGAAGACTTCGCCCAAGATCCTGCCAACGAGTTCTTCGACGATGTCAAGGACGCGATGGCAGACATCCTCGAGGGTGCTGCAAAGCGTGGACAAAAAATGGACTTGTCAACGGCTTACCAACGTGCTATATTGACGCACAGTGATATCGCGGACATTGTAGCACAGCGAAGATTCACGGAGAAGTCCGCAGCGGCGACAGCCACCGCAGCGGCAGCGCGAAGGAAAGCGGTCAGCATCACAGGTGCCCCCGCAAGAGTAAGCGCCTCTCCGACGGATACCATTCGCGGCGCTCTAGAAAACGCGATCGAGACATTAGGCGCATAGACGGGATTCCCCCCTCGCTACGTGGAAGTGAACTTAAACTTTCATTTAACCATTTAGCGAGGGAATCATGAGTTTCGCAAACGTAAGCGACATCGTCGCAACAACGATCGAAAGCCGCAGCAAGCAGGTCGCGGACAACGTCACCAAGAACAACGCGCTCCTGGCCAAACTGGAGCAGCGCGGCAACATCAAAACCATCTCCGGCGGTTCTGTGATTTTCCAGGAACTGAGCTTCGCGGAGAACGGTAACGCGGGCTGGTACTCTGGCTACGACCTGCTTCCGGTCGCTGCGCAGGACGTCATCAGTGCAGCGCAATTCGACATCAAACAGGCAGCCTGCCCGGTTGTGATTTCCGGCCTGGAAACCTTGCAGAACGCCGGACGCGAGCAGATGATCGACCTGATGGAAGGCCGCCTCGCGGTAGCCGAGAGCACGATGGCGAACTTGCTGGCTGGCGGTGTGTACTCCGACGGTACGGCGAACGGCGGCAAACAGGTCACGGGCCTGGATGCAGCGGTGCCTGTCGACCCGACCACGAACGCCACCTACGGCGGAATCAACCAGCAGACGTGGGCCTTCTGGCGCAACGCAATCGTTTCGGGCAATGCTGAGACCGCGGCCACCATCCAGGGACGCATGAATTTCCTGTGGTCGCAGCTCGTTCGCGGCATGGACCGGCCTGACCTCATCGTGATGGATTCCATCATGTGGGGCCTCTACATGGCGAGCCTTCAGGCGCAGCAACGCTTCCTCGGCACCGAGAAGGGTAAGCTGGGCTTTCCCACGATCGCGTACATGGACGCGGATGTCGTGCTCGACGGCGGTATCGGCGGCTTCGCAACCACGAAGACGGCCTACTTCCTCAACACGAAGTATCTGCACTATCGCCCACACGCGAACCGCAACATGGTTCCGCTATCGCCGAACAAGCGTTATGCGATCAACCAAGACGCCGAAGTGCAAATCATCGGCTGGGCGGGCAACCTGACTTGCAGCGGTCGCAAGTTCCAGGGCCGTCTGATCTCCTCGTAAGTAACGCCGACGTCAAAACTCCCCTGCCTTCGGGCAGGGGGTTTTTAGGAGAAAAGAATGGCAACGAAATCTACGAAACCCAAAGAGCAGCCAGTCGATCCGGATTATGGGATTGACGAGGGGGCTGCCGTGGATAACACACTGTCGGGAGACCCTCCGGTCGTGGATAACTCACTGCCGATTAATGTTGACAACACGCTGCCGGAACCTCCGGATGGCAACGTGGACAACACGCTGCCGGAAGGCCCGGAAGTCATTTTTCCGGGGGCCAGTGTCGTGAAGACTTTGCCGCCGAGTGTGGCGACGCGTTACAAACTTCCTCAGGAGTACTGAAATGCCTGCTTCCCATCCCGCACTTACGATTGCCCAGAATCAAGCCAACGGCGCAGCAACGCCGAGTCCCAGCGCGTTCGTAATCTACGACCCCATCTCCGGCCCGAAAGGTTCGCCGCTGGACGTTCGCACGATTACGGGCTACGGGGCCGACAAAGCGCCGATCTACGCCAACGCTGCCGCGACGCAGACCCCCTCCACAGGGGCGATGTCAACCGGCATCGGACTGGGCGAGAACGACATCATCACCATGAACCCGCGCACCCCGACTACCGGCGACGCAATCTTCAAGGCGGGCTTCAACGACAACGACACCCCCGGCACTGTGCCGACGTATGCCGCAGGCGGGCCGCCTCCGTTGGTCGCCTCCAGCGCCATCAGTTCCACCCGCCTTTACATCGGTGGCGGGCGCTCGCCCGCGCAAGACCCAGTGACTCACGTCGGTACGCCGAAC